GCCGATGCGTCTTAGCACGGTAATACTCCACGCGCCCTTCCACTGTCATCTCGTGTCGATGTTATATGGGGCGCGGGCGGCGGTCTGCTTGTCTGAGGCGGTGGCGCGGTCGTCGGTAGGGCGTTCATCAGCGACGGGGGCGCTGTCGGTGTGGGAATAGAGCTGTTTGACGAGGGTGCCGGAGGGGGTGGAGAAAAGGTATACGGAACGGGGGCAAAGTGGGTCTCCGCGATAGAGGCGGCGGCAGTATAGGGTGTCTCCGTCATGGATGAGGGGGAGCATGCTGTCGCCGGTGGCTGTAGCTGTGAAGTCGTATTCGGGGGCGATGTCGAGGATGTCGCGCCATGTGTCGGTGATGACGGGCTGCGGCTCGATGTCCCACGCGCCTGCTGCGACATGGCCGTTGTAATGCGGCCGCTGGGTGTGCGTGTCCGGCAGAACCATCGCGCCCTCGCCCGTCAAGAGCCAGTCTACCGAGATACGCGGATATGCGTGCGCGAAACGGCGGAGGAAGTTCTCAAAGGATAATCGAGCACGGCCGTGCATTGCGTTCGATACGGTTGACCGTGGAAGACCCATGCGGTCGGCAATATCCTGCTGCTTGTGGATTACGCCATTATCTTTCAGATACTCAATTACTTGATTTAGTCGTGAGTGTGCATTTGAATTACCCATAACGTATAATTGTGGTTAATGCTTATACAATTGTTTTGCTTTTGTTTGGCTAATACATTTGTATAAGCTAATTTTGTGGTCGAAAAAGTGCGCTAAAACGTGCGCCCAAAGGTACGGAAAAAAGTGGGCTTTTTCAAGCGAACAAATAAAACGACTACGAAAATGGAAATAGAGAAGAAAGATGATTTGGTGCTCAGGCGCACCACTGAGTTGCAGGAGCAGCGGCAGGCTCGCAACGCCGAGATTTCGGCGGAGTGGGAAGAGCTGCGCCGCATTCCCGGTCAGAGCCGGGGAGAGATAGCGCGATACCTCGCGAAGAAGTACGGATTGGTGTCTCCATCCTCCGTGTACGAGATACTGCGCCAGCAGCGGAAGGAAGGAGGTGCGGTATGATTGGCGAGCGTCCTACCATCGATCCGCGCGGTCGGTACTCGGCTGCGCAGGCCGGCGAGCTGTTGGGAGTTGATAAGGCCACGGTAAACCGCTGGGCGCGCAAGGGGCTGCTGCCTCGGCGCATATCGAAAATCAACGGGCGGATACGATATATCGGCGCCGACCTCATCAAGCTATGGGAATGGGAGACGCGGTTTGTGCCGGAGTGTGAACAATGAAAAATATGAGAACAATGAAGTCGATAAGAGTAACTGAGAGGATGAAGGCTGTGATGCAGGTGGTGGCGGTGGCGCTGGTGCTGCTGTGGTGCGGATTTGGTATGCTGCGCGCGATACTCCAACGTGTGGATGCGATAGTGGTCATAGGCTTCGGCGTGGGCACGTGGGCTGCATGGATGCTGCTGCGAATGTCGATAGAGGAAATGCGCGAGGCGCAAAAAGAGGAGACCGATGGGGAATAATACATCCAAGACGCACGTGCGGAGTGTGAAGCGTGTGCGCGAGGACTTCAAGAAGCGCGGTGTGTACTACACCGATGAAGCGCTGGCAGAATTGCTGAAGAGCTTCGTGCCGGCAGACACGCAGGAAGTGTATGACCCGACCTGCGGAGGCGGCGCACTGCTGGCTGTGTTCGGAGATGATGTCGCCAAGTATGGGCAGGAGATAGACACCGAGAGCGCCGAGATGACATCGCGCGGCCTGACAAATTGCATTATTTCGGCAGGCGATACACTGACATCTCCGGCATGGGCGTGGACAGAGAAGCGCTTCAGGGCGATAGTTGCCAACCCACCTTTCTCCACTCCGTGGGAGCCCGATTTGGCCGAGGGCGACGAGCGCTTTAAAGATGCGCCGTGTTTGGCTCCGCGTTCAAAGGCAGACTACGCGTTTATGCTGCACTGCCTGTATATGCTGGAAGATGACGGGGTAGCGGCGATACTGGAATTTCCCGGAGTGCTGTACCGCGGTGGTCGCGAGGGGCGGATACGTCAGTGGCTGGTAGAGCAGAACGTGATAGACCGCGTGGTGTATGTGCCCGGCGGACACTTCGAGGACACGAAAATCGCAACGTGCGTGATAGTGCTGCGCAAGGGCAGGATCGAGGACTATGTCACGATGGAGAATATGGAAAATGGCCTGATGCGGCATGTGCCTATCGCCGAGATAGCGGAGAACGGATATACGCTGAACGTGCAGACGTATGTGCAGGAGCCGAAGCCCGAGCGTGAGCCGGTGGACGTGACGGCGCTGGAGAGCAAAGCACGAGCCGGAGCGCTGCAGCGCATCGAGGCGGAGATAAATTTTTCAGCCGCGGTGGCGGAGTTGGAAGGGTGGTCGATAGAACCTTTTTTGGATGACATTGTCGCACTGGCTAATCGGCATAGGGTATGACGGCGGAGAGACGCAGGCGCGGCTGCCTATACAGCGAGATGACGAATAAGGGCAGATGCTCGACCAAGTATGTGCGCGGAGCGCAACCCGTCTACTGCTTCCGCTGGGTGGCCGAAATAGTGGTCCACGGCAAGCGGCATCGGATGCGGAGCACGAATTACGATAACTGCCGAAGGTGGCTGGATGATATGATCGAGAAGGCCGGACCGATAGAGTATCGAAAATAGGTATGACCATAGGTAATATAATATATAGGTTTTTAGAGGTTAGTTGAGAGATTTTTCCACAACTACAAAGCGGCTAGCTCGTGAGAGTGCAGCCGTCAGCCTCGGGGGAGTTCCCACCGCATGTGCGGATGTGTGTCCGCTATAACGTAGAACGCATGCGGTTGCTCGGGCAGCACGGGCACGAGGCACGAAGAATAATGCGGAATGTCGAATGTAGGATATCGGGAGACATGAGCGCAGGAGACGTCCGCAGGTCGAAAAAGAAATAGCATTAGCTTTTTCATAACAGTGCTAAATAAGTGTAAAATGCATGGGCGAGGCGCGCTGCAGAGGCAGCCCCCGAGGGACAGGCCGCGAGGCCGCACCCCGAAGCGTCAGAGGCGGCGGCATCGCACAGATTTGTCTACTTTCAAGTGTTTTCCCGAAAGGCCGCCGCCTCGCTACCCCTCGGAAGAATGCGCGATTGCGGAACGCCGCGCATAGGATTTTGCCGGGCATTACCTACGACCCTTAGGAAACAACGCTACGCGGTTCGACTCCGCGCCGAGGGACGAAATAAAAGTGGACTGTCGAATGTCGAATGAGCACGGCAGCATTCACGCAATACTAACAATCTAAACATATCAATTTATGGAAATGACAATCAATGTAAAAGTGGACGTGAGCGAGCGCGTAGTGGCGCTGGTTGAGCGTCTGCTGGCGGGCATGACACCGCCAAAGGCGGCGGAGGTCGCCGCGGTGACTGCCACGCCGACAGAGGCGGTGGAAACGCCTAAAATCAACGTAGAGCCGGAGGCGGAGACTGCAAAGGCAGCTCCCAACAAGGGCGCGGATACAGCTGTGCAAGCGCCTACGGCGGAGGATGTACGTCAGGCTATGGTGGAGACGCGCAAGCGTATCATCGGCGACGGCTGGGACGACCCCGAAAGCGACAGCTACAAGTTCTATCATCGGACGCTGGTGTCGATGTTCAAGACGACCGCGACCCTGCACGGCGCGCCCAAGCCGAGCCAGCTGGCCGAGGACGAGCGTCAGGCGTTCATCGATGATCTGGCCAAGATCTGCAAGGATGAACGAGGCAAACTAACCAACGGGCAGGAGGTGCCATTTTGAACGTAATAAACAATAAGAATAATGGAAACAATGAATGAGATGACGACAAGGGCGCACTCGGTGCTATCGCCGAGCGGTGCTGAGAAGTGGCTGAATTGCCCCGGCAGTGCGCTGTTGGAGCAGGCTATAGCCGAGGCCACGGGCGATGACGGCAGCAGCGCTGCGGCGCATGAGGGCACGGTAGCGCATGCGTTGGCTGCCGAGCGTGTGTGTGCGCGTCTGGGCCTCGATGGCGGCGAGCGTGATACGGTGCTGACAGTGGCGTATGCCGCAGGCGAAGTCACCGGAGAAATGGAAGAATGCGCAGATATGTATGCGGCATATATCGGCGGAGTGTATGACGGGATGAAGCAGTACGGCTCGGTGACTGGAGACATCGAACGGCGTGTGGACCTATCTGCTGTTGCGCCCGGATGCTTCGGCACGGCAGACTGCATCCTCAAGGGAACAGATATCGAGGGCGCGGTAGTGCATATCATCGATTATAAGTACGGCCAAGGTGTGCGCGTGCCTGCCGAGCTAAACGCCCAACTGATGCTGTATGCCTACGGCGTGCTGCGCGGTGTGGCCGATGACACGGCGGTGGTGCTGCATATCGTACAGCCGCGTGTCAGCGCCGGCATCGGGCACTGGCGTACGACAGCCGGTGAGATACGCTACTGGGTGCTTGGCACCGCGCGGCCTGCGGCGGTAGCGGCGCTTAAAGACGGAGCCGAGTGCCGTTCCGGCGAATGGTGTCGCTTCTGTCGGGCGCGAGGCTGCTGCAAAGCACTGCAGGTGCGGGCTACCGCCACCGGCATGCCCGATGTGCGCCTGATAAGCGATGAAGACTTAGGGCGAAATGTGCTGCCGCTGATACCGCAGATGCGTGCATGGCTGTCGGCGGTAGAGGACTACGCATTAGAACGCGCCCTCGGCGGCGCGGTGATACCCGGATGGCACGTAGGCCATGGGCGAAGCATGCGCCGCATTACCGACCCCGCCGAGGTGCACAAGCGCCTTGCGGCGGCAGGGTATGATGACAGCGACATCGTCAAGCCCGAAGAGCTGGTGAGCCTGACAGAGTTAGAGAAGATAGTCGGGCGTAAGAAGTTCGCGACACTTTGCGCCGACCTCGTCGACAAGCCCGAGGGCAAAGCGAAGCTGATGCCCGATACAGCCAAGCCCGAAATGTCGGACTTCAAGAAGATTGCCGACTAATGGCCAAAAAAAGTCCAATAATAATCAACCAAATAACGCAATTACGAAATGAAAAATCTTAAAAGAATAGGCGGCAAAGTGGTCTTCGGCCCGGTACGCCTGAGTTATGTACACCTGTTCGAGAAATACGCCTTTGAGGGAGAAGACAAAGAAAGCGCCAAGTACATGTGCAGCGTGCTGATACCGATGAAGGAGAAGGCCGCGTTGAAAGCGATAGAAGAAGCCATCGAGGCGGTGACTGCCGAAGCCGTGTCGACCAAGTGGCGCGGAGTGCGCCCCAAGCGCCTCGCCACCCCACTGCGTGACGGCAACGAAAAAGAAGGCGCCGGTGACGAGTACACCGATGTCATGTACTTCAACGCCAAGAGCAGCCGCCGCGTGGCGGTCGTAGACCGCGACTGCGAGCCGCTGACCGACCCCGAGAGCATGTACAGCGGAGTGTGGGCCAATGTCTCCGTGTCCTTCTTCGCCTATGATGTCAGCGGCAATAAAGGTATCGGTGTAGCGCTCAACTCCGTGCAGAAGGTGCGCGATGACGAACCATTCGGCGGAAGTACGGACGGCAGCCGCGACTTCGATAGCTTCGGCGGCGCGGACGATGACGACGACCTATAAGGGGTATTTGTAAGGGCTTAAGGTTTTTAGGGTCTTTAGGGCCTTTAAGGACCTTAAGCCCGACTTACTTTTCAATCAAATAAAACGATACTGAGATGACATTGCGATTTACGATTAGAAATAACAGTCGCTACGCGCGTATGCTCGAGGCGCTGGAGCCGTGGCCGCTGTTGGACGCGTTGCGGTGGGGCGTAGGCATGCGACAGGTGTCAAGCGGCGATATGCTGACAGCGAATGCGTGTCGGCGCACGGAAGATACCTTGCTGCTGAACGAGTACGACCGCGCGCGTACGGCGCATTCTCCGTGCGTAGAGGTGACAGTGCAGGGGCCGGTGAGCCGCGTAACTTTCAGCTGGAAAGAGGAGGATGACCATGGGAAATGATATGGTAGCCATAGCCATCGGCGGAAGCTGCCGAGCGGCCAAATGGGAAAATAAAAACATATCCTTCGCCGCACTGGCCAAGCGGTGCAGTACTCCGCTGATCACGAATGAGACCATGGAGGAGTACGCCGAAATGTCCAAAGACGAGCGCTTGAAGGCTAAGGATGTCGGCGGTTTTGTCGGCGGCGTGTTGCTCAACGGCAAGCGCAACAACCGCAGCGTGCTGTCGCGCAGTATCGTGACGCTGGATGCGGACGAGGCCACGGAGGACGTCTGGGAACGCTTCTGCCGCGCTTTCGAGGGCGCGGACGCATATTTGTACTCCACACACTCGCACACGGCTGAGAGGCCGCGTGTGCGCCTCGTGGTACGCGCCGCACGGCCGATGATGCCGAGCGAGTACGAGGCTACAGCGCGACATATCGCAGAGCAGGTCGGCGCCGAGATGTTCGACAGCACTACCTTTGAGCCTGCACGTATGATGTTCTGGCCGTCCTGCAGCTTCGATGCCGACTTCGTGTACAAAAGGCAGGAGGGCGAAGGCGTGGCCGTGATCGAGGGTTGCGGCTATGAGAACTATGGGATTAATGGGAGCAATGGGAATAATGTGGTGCAAGAGCCTACCGAGAAGCCCGGTGTGATAGGCGCATTCTGTCGTGCCTACACGATAGACGATGCGATCGGAACGTACCTCGGCGGCATATACACCCCTTGCGACCACGCCCCCGGGCGATATACCTATGCCGGGGGAACGACTTCCGGCGGACTGGTGACCTATGACGGCAAGTACGCCTACAGCCATCATCAGAGCGACCCCGCAGGCGGGCGCATCCTCAACGCATGGGACATCGTGCGCCTGCACCGCTGCGGCGGAGGCGAGGCCGAGAGCCAAAAGCAGATGGAAGCGCTGGCGCTGAAAGACGGTCGTGTCAAGGACGAGATGCGGCGGACACTGGCAGCCGACTTCGACGGCATGGTAGACGAATGCGAAATGAGCACGGAGGTAGAGAAGGCTGACGACTGGCGCGATGCGTTGGAGTACGGCAAGGGCGGCGGCATCAAGCCTACGCTGAGCAACTGCGTACTGATAATCGAGCATGACGAAGGTCTGGCCGGGCGGCTGTGGCACGACGATTTCAGCGGCTACGATGTGGTCGTGGGCGGACTGCCGTGGAGAGAAGATGCCGTCAGCTGGAAAGACGATGACAGCGCCAATCTGCGCGTATACCTCGAAAAGCGCTACGGTATCGAAGGGAAAGGGCGCATCGAAGATGCGCTGGTGGCCGTGATGACGTCCCACCATCGTCACCCCGTCAAGGACTACCTCGAGGGTCTGACATGGGACGGCGAGGAACGACTGGACCGCTTGGTCATCGACTACCTCGGCGCCGAGGATGACGCGTTGACGCGAGCCATGACGCGGAAGCATTTCACTGCCGCCGTGGCGCGTATCTACGAGCCGGGGGTGAAGTACGACTACTGCCTTATATTGGTCGGCCCCGAGGGCTGCGGCAAGTCTACGCTGTTCGCCACCATGGGAGGCGACTGGTACAACGACAGCCTGACGACTATGGACGGCAAGGAAGCCATGGAGCAGCTGTCCGGTGGCTGGGTGTTCGAGTTGCCCGAGATTACGGCCTTGAAGCGTTCGGAAGTCGAGAGCATCAAGAGCTTCCTGTCGCGACAGTGCGACGCCTACCGCCGCGCCTACGGCCAGAGGGTCGTGCGCTATCCACGGCAGTGCGTCTTTGGCGGTACGACCAACGAAGAATATTTCCTCAAGAGCAAGACCGGCGACCGCCGCTTCTGGGTGGTGGCCGTGAAGCCCGAGCTGCGCACACATCGGTACTTCCGGCGCGACCTCAAACGCGACCGCGACCAGATATGGGCCGAGGCCGTGTATCGCTATCGGCAGGGCGAAGAGCTGATGCTGGATGACGAGTTGGCAGCGCAGGCCAAGACCCGACAAGAGGCGTACAACGATGAGGCCGACGACCCAATCAAGGCTGCGTTTTTGGAGTGGCTGGATGAACCCGTGCCGCGCACGTGGGAGACGTGGGGAGCAGTGCAGCGGCGCAGCTGGTATACCGAGAATAGTCCGCTCAGGGCTATCGGGTCGGTGGTGCGTCAGCGCGTAGCGCCGAAAGAATTTTTGTGGGAAAAGTTAGGTATGACGGTAAACGATCCTAACTACAAGTGGAGGGCGCGCGATGTCTCGCGGTGGCTCAAAGAGTGTGGATGGGACGGCCCGGCTATGTCGAAACACTGCGAAAAGGCGTATGGGATACAGAAGTCATATAAGCGTCCGGACGAAAAAACGAGCGAAAAATGAGCCGCGAGTTTGAAATTTGGTTTACCGTTTACCTTTGGTTTACCTTTTGGTTTACCGCTATTAAGTTAGCTGTTAGCGTGTTAATCAAAGGTAAACCAAGTAAACCAAAAAAGTATACAAACAAATATATAGAAGTATATATAAATAGGCATATACGTATATATAAAAAACGTAGGCATATATACGCGTACGCGCACGCGCGCGTAGGGTTTACCAAATGGTTTACCTATTAACATAACAGACTGAAAATGAGTAAAGAAGAAATGAGCGATACAAAAACTTCGAATAGTTCGGCGATTGACAAAGAGGTTGACGCGCTGGTGCGGCATGCCGAGATGAGCGAGAAGTCGATAGAGCGGTACTTAGTGGGCGAATGCGAGAAGCGCGGCTGGCTGTGCTTGAAATACTCCAATATGACGGAGGCCGGCTATCCCGACCGACTGATAGTGATGGACGGCGGACTGACCGCGTGGTGCGAGCTCAAGAGCGCCGGACGGCAGATGCGGCCGATACAGCAACGGCGCTATGAGCAGCTGACGGCGATGGGTCATATCGTCAATGTGTGCGACAGCCGCGCAGCAGTGGACGACTACATACTCAGATTAGAGAGATATGCCGCAGGACTTTAAGCCGCACGAATACCAAATTCGCGCGATACGGTATGTCGAGGATACGCCGTACTGCGCGCTATTCCTTGACATGGGACTTGGAAAAAGCGTGATTACGCTGACGGCGATACGTCGGCTGATAGACGCTGCCGAAGTCGAGCGCGTGCTGGTCGTTGCACCGCTGCGAGTAGCGCAAAGCACATGGGCGCAGGAAGCCGCCAAATGGCGGCATCTGACGAGCCTGCGCGTGTCGGTGGTAGTCGGCACCGCCCGACAGCGCGAACGCGCGGCAGAGAGCCCCGCAGACGTCTATGTCACCTCGCGCGACAACTTCGTGTGGTTGGTCGGCTACTACAACGGACGACTACCGTACGATATGTGCGTGATCGACGAGCTGACGAGCTTCAAAAACGCACGGAGTGTGCGCTTCAAGGCCTTTCGCAAAGTGCGCGGCTGCTTCGGGCGTATCGTCGGTCTGACCGGCACGCCTGCGCCGAATACACTCGTGGACTTGTGGGCGCAGATGTACTGCATCGACGGAGGCGCTACTCTCGGCAAGAGCCTGACACGCTACCGCGAGCAGTACTTCGACATCGTTCGTGTCGGGTACATCCCTATCAAGGTCACGCCCAAGGCCGGGGCTGCCGATGCCATCCGTACGGCCATAGCGCCCGAGGTGCTGACCATGAGTGCCGCCGACTACCTGACATTGCCCGAGATGATAGAACACGATGTGGAGGTGCCGCTCGATGCCAAGACATACAAGGGCTACCGCTCCTTCGAGCGCGACCGCGTGGCAGAGACGTTGGCGGGTGAAGTGACCGCGGCGAGTGTCGCCGTGCTCATGGGCAAGCTCGGTCAGTACGCCGCAGGTGCGATATACACCGATGGCGGAGGAGTGCAGCACCTGCACACGGCCAAGGTTGAGGCGCTGGCCGAGATAGTGGAGGCCGCGCAGTCGCCTGTGCTGGTGTTCTACCGCTACCGCTTCGAAGTCGAGATGATAGAGGCGGCTTTGGCTCGGCAGTACCGCGTGCGGCGGTGTGATGGCGATGCCGATGTGGTGGCGTGGAATGCCGGAGAAGTGGACGTACTACTGGCGCATCCGGCATCGGTGGCCTACGGTCTAAACATGCAGGCAGGCGGTCATTACATTGTTTGGACATCGCTCGGCTGGGACTTAGAGCAATACCTGCAAGCCAATGCCCGACTGCATCGGCAGGGGCAAAGGCAGACGGTGCATGTGTACCGCTTGGTGGCACGCGGTACCGTAGACGAGCGGGCTGTGGCCGCCATCGCGCGCAAGGACGAGACGCAGCGCGCGATGCTGGATGCGCTGAAAATGATGTCAGATATTGATTAATAATTACTATCTTTGCATACAGATTGTTAGAATGACCAAGGACCGCGATACCATCAAGATGACTATGCGGGTAGATGCCGAGACCCACGCGCAGATACGCGTGGCGACAAGGCGAGTAGGTATGCGCAGCGCCAACGCCTTCACGGCCGCGGCGGTGCGCGTGGTCCTTGGTATGCTCGACCGATCGAGCGCGTTACCCGGTGATACCATAGAGGCCGAGATCGCGCGGAGCTTCGCGGCCTATGCCGATGCCGAGCCAACGCCAAACAATACATTACCGACCAAGCAGAGGAGGAGAGGAAATGAAAAAGAGAATTGAGACACGAAGCGGCGTATATCGTCGTATGATAGTGAGCCCACGGTGGCGAGCGTTGCGAGCGCAGGTGTTGCAAAAGCATCCGCTATGTCAGGAGTGCGAGCGAGCCGGGAGAGTGCGAGCAGCGTCCGAGGTACACCATATTACGCCCGTGGACAGCGTGCCGACGGTGATAGCCAAGGAGGCACTGATGTTCGCACCGAGTAACCTTGTGGCGCTGTGCCACCGCTGCCATGTAGCCGCGCACAGGCAACTGGGCAAGTATGACTACGAGCAGCGCAAGGAACGTGAGCGCGAGCAGCTCAAGGCGTTCTACGCCGAGATGTTCGGCGAGGATGCAGAACCGTAGGGGGGGGGTGTTTTTTAATCGGGGGTGGCCTTGATTAACCTCACCCCCCTCTTTTTTTTATGCGCGAGGTGATTTTGAAAATAGGGGAAAAAGAACAATGAGAACAACGAAGAATATACAAGATGCGATAACGAAGTGTCTGCGGCGAGCCGGACGCTATGCACCCGGCATGCAGTATCAAATAGCCGCGCTGGCTTCGGCAATGCACACGCTGACGCTGGCCAATGCCGAGTGCGACAAGTTGGAGGGCGCGACTATTACCAACGCGACCAAGGAAGGTGCGCGCACGGTGATACACCCGGCCATCAAGGCGCGTCAGATAGCCGAGGCGAGCATTACGCAGCAAGCGAAAAACCTCGGATTGACGATGGATGCGCTGATGAACGAGGTCGAGAGCGATCCACTGATCGATTTGACCCGCGAGCTCAAAGAAGAAAAAAACGGCGCGGTGATACGGCCTAAGTGATATGACCGAGACCGACCGAGACCGACAGCGGCAGGCCAAGACTGCGGCGGTAGAGCGACTGGCGCGAGAGGACGTCAGCCGTTACCGTCTCGCGGCTGTGGATGGACGGTTGGAGCAATACGTGTCGGATGTGCAGGCGGACCCCGAGGGGCATTGTCTGTGGGATGTGTTGGCGGTGCTGCGCTTCCTCGGGCACTGTCGGCGGTATGGGATAGATGTGTTGGCGGTGCGGCGCTTCGCGCGGTTCTATGAGAGCCTGTATTTCCCGGGCAAGGCAGGGCCGACACGCTATCGACTGACCCCCGTGCAGTACTTTCAATTTGCGGCGATATACGGTTTCCGCGAAGGCGGGCGCAGGGTCACGCGCGAGGCGTGCCTGTTCGTCCCGCGCAAATACAGCAAGACCACGAGCACGGCTGCCATAGCCGCCTATGACCTACTGTATGGTGACGCCAACGCCGAAGCATACACCGGTGCCAACAGTGCCGACCAAGCAAAGAAATGCTTCGATGTGCTGCGCGGCATCGTGCGGCGCTTAGATCCGCACGGACGTCGATATGTAGTCAACGAGCAGGCCATAAAGAGCCTGCGGAGAGACCGCACGGCCATAGCGCAGTGCCTGACGGCCAATGCGCGTACCAAGGATGGTCTGAGTGCATCTACCGTGATTATGGACGAATTTAGTCAGGCGCGCGACAATACGCTTTTGTCGGTGCTGACAACGTCCATGGGCATACGGCGTGAGCCGCTGACGGTGATCATAACGACAGCATCCGATGTCATCGACGGCCCTTTCGCCGCGATGCTGAAAGGCTATAAAGCGATGCTGTTAGGAGATGCCGGGGACGACCCCGGCGTCTTTGCGCATTTGTTCGAGCCTGATGCCGATGATGCCGAGGACGATGTGCGCACGTGGCGGAAGGTGCAGCCGCACATGGGCATTACCGTCTCCGAGGACTTTTACCGCAACGAATACGCGGCGGCCAAGCGCAACGGCGCTGAGGCGATGTTAGCATTTCGCACAAAGCTGCTCAACACCTTCGCCGTTTCAGATAGGCGTGCATGGATAGGCGATGAGGCCATAGCCGAGGCGATGCAGTCCGTAGACCTGACGCCACCGACCGGCAAGAAGCTCGATGCGATGGTGGCCATAGACCTGAGCGTGCGCAACGACTTCAGCGCCGTGACCGCCGGCATCTACGACCCTACGGCCAAGGGCTACCGCTTCCATACCGCGTATTTCTTCCCCGAGGGAGCACTGGCCGGGCATCCCAACGAGCGCCAGTATCGTGCATGGGCCACGCAGGGGTATCTGCGCCTGATGCGCGGCCCCGTCATCGACTACCGCGGTATCGTCGACTATATAAACTACCTCGCAACGTGCGTGCGCATACGCGCTATAGGTTATGATGCCTACGACAGCCTCGAGGTAGTCAATATGCTTCGCAATAGCGGAGGTGAGGGGATAGTCCGCCCCGTAAAACAAAATAACGCCAATTTCACTGCTCCTGTGTCCGCTATGGAGCACGCGATATATACCGGGCATGTGACTGTGGACGACAATCCGATAACTCGGTGGTGCTTCGCCAATGCCGTACTCGACACCGATATGATGGGCAATACTAAGCCTGTCAAGCGTAGCGAGTACCAGAAGATCGATGGAGTGATAACGATGCTGATGTCGCTGCGTCTGTTTCTGGACGCGCGGCGGTAGAATAAAGCGCCCCGGGTATCGTGTGGTGATGTCCGGGGCGCGCCGTGCACACTGGAAATGGTGTCAAATTAAACGAATTGCGCGCGGCTTAATTCTTGCCCGAGTGCGTTTATAGCGGTTTGGATTTTTTCGGTGGTTTTTTTCGATGGTTTTCGGTACCCGGAGATGTACTGTGAGAGCTGCGCAGAAGATATTCCGGTGAGTTTAGAGAGGCCGGTATAGTTGAGTATCCCGGCGTAGTATGTCAGAAAAGAGGGCACATCGTAGGCGAAGGAGAACTCAGCCTCGACAAAGGGGAGACCCCTTTCGGCATAGGATTTTTGTGTGGCGAGATATGTTTCATTCCATTCGTCAATAGCTTCCTGCGCGGTTGCGCCCTCGCCGATGAGACCGTAATTCAAGCGGTCATCTTCTGTATAGATGCTGTAAGAGCCATCGGCTTCGCGGTTTAAGTATGCTTTTACTGTAATCATATTTTGTCGTTTTTTTTGGTTGTATGAGTTAGATCGTGGGCGGTGGGCGCCGCCCACGACCTTTTTTTTAGAATTTTACGCCGGACATTTTGGCAATGTTTCGCAAAGTGCCCTTCTTAACTTCCTCGGTGGCGTGGTGAGATGTCGGGAAGCGCATTTTAGTGATGGGGCTGTACCACTCAGGATGACCATTGATGGTTTCGCCTGTCGGGTAGCACCCGACCTTTCTTAGCTTTCGATGTAATTCGCTGTACTTCATTTCCTTTCGTTGTTTAATTTGACATTGCAAAGTTAATGCTAAAAAATTATTTAGCAAATTGTTTATAGTTAAACTTTGTTAAACTTTTCCCAAAAGCGGCGAAATAGGGCAAAAAGTGACGGCACTTTTCGCTTAACGGTCGGCTATGTAGAGGGGCATGTGTAGCGCCCCGGATATATGACCGAAAGAAGCAAGAACGATATACGAGAGACGGGCGGCGTGTTTGGCGGGCTGCGGCGTGTCGTGGGCAAGTATTTCCAATATGGAAATAGTCGGCGCACACGGCGTATGCGGCGCGAGGTGACTATTGACCGTAGCCTGCTGATGACGGAGACTGCGCACGATGTGCCGGTCAACAGCGTTGCGGACGCTATGGGCATCGCGGTAGTCAACCGCTGTGTCCAGTTGATAAGCGGTGCGGTGTCGTCGCTGCCGTTGCGCCTGCTGGCGTGTGGGGCGGACGGCGTATTTGCCGCAGTGCCCGAAGGCGATGCCAACAACCTCCAGTATCTGCTGTCTGTGCAGCCCAACGACCGCGACAGCGCAGTAGAACTTTGGGCGCGCGCCGTGCAGCAAATGCTGCTGCTCGGCAATGCCTACATCATACCGCGCTACTTCGAGAGTGCGCCGTACGCGCTGATGGAGCTACGTCTGGTCGGCTCCGATGCGTCCGTAGTATATGACCGCTACAGCGAGACGTACACCGTGACAGACCTTGCACAAGGGCTGTCGGGGAGATATGCCGAGGGCGATATAGTGCGGCTGAGCTGTCCGAGCTATGACGGGACGCCTGTGGGTGTGGGGCTGATAGTCGCCGCCAATACCGCGTTGCGGACAGTGGCCACAGCCGATCGCGAGATGTTGCGGCGTTTCGCCAACGGCTGTATGCCCACCGGTTTTATTACCAATCCCCGCACGGTCGAAGGCTACGGCGAAGTGCAGGATGAAGAGCTTGACCGTCTGGCCGGCGCGCTGCGCTACAATATGCGCCACGGTGACTACCTCAATGTGCTGTACGGCAATGCCGAGTTCCACGGAGTGCAGATGACCGCGCAGGACGCTCAATTCGTGCAAAATCGTCAATGGGCGTTGCGCGACATCTGTCGCTTTTTCGGGGTACATCCGTCCTACGTGATGGACGAGACTTCGAGCAATTACAAGAGCGCCGAGATGGCCAATGTGGCGTTTCTGAGCAACACGCTGAACCCGCTACTGCGGAAGATAGAGAACGAGCTCCAGCGCAAACTGCTGAGCCGCGGCGAGTGTGCACGGCGCCGCATAGCCTTCGACCGCAGTCAGCTGTACGCGTGCGACCTCGATAGCAAGGCGCGGTATATGTCCGCGCTGTTAGGCGCGGGCGTGGCCACCGTCAACGAGTTGCGGCGAGCCGATGGCCGTCACCCGGTAGACGGTGGCGACACGCCGATGGTGAGTGCTAATCTGAGACCGGTGAACGGCAATAATACGAACAATGAAAATAATGCGGACAATGGAAAAGAATAAAATCAAGAGAGAGTATATGACGCGCGAGCTGCGGGCTTCCGAGGATGCCGACAGCCGCCGCATCGAGGGGTATGCGATAGTGTTCGACACACCCTCGGCGCTGATGGGTGTGGAGAACTGCAAGCCCGTATACGAGATGATAGCTCCTGAGGCCGTGACCAAGGAAATGTTGGACGGCTGCGACATCCGCATGAACCTATACCACGACCGCCACCGCCTGTTGGCGCGGAGCAAGAAGGGTGTCGGCACGCTGGAGTACAGCGTAGACGAGAAGGGCGTGCATTTCAGCTTTGAGCCCCCGCGCACGCCCGACGGCGATACGGCGTTTGAGCTGGTGCGCAGCGGCGCTTTGGACGGCTGCAGCTTCGCTTTTTACATGGATTACTCGGATGACATGGCTGTATCGCGCGAGGACGCCGGCGACCGCGTGATATACACCATCCGCAAGATACAAGACATAGACGATTTCACCCTGACCGACCGCCCCGCCTATCCCGACACAGAGTGCGCCGCGCGTGAGGCTGCCGCGCGTGAGGCCTCACAAGCGAGCGCCGAGTGTGTGGCCGAGCTGCGCCGTCTGGTCGACAGAGGAGTATGACCAAAAAAAATATAATTATCTAATAAATAAGATATTACGATTATGACACCAAAAGAAAAGAGAGAAGCGCAGAAGCGCTACAACGAGATTGCCGAGGAGTTCCGTGCTATGGCCGACACCCTCGAGAAAGAGAAGAGAGGCTACACTGCCGATGAGCAGAAGCATGTCGATGAACTGCGAGCCGAGCAAGACCGCATTTCGGCGCGTCTGCGCGGCGAAGAGTTTGCCGAGATCCTGACACCCGCGCAGAGTGCCGCACAGCGCCTTGCCGAGGCCGAGCGCGCCATTCGCGAGAATGTGAAGCGCGGCGTCTCCACTACCATCCGCCTTGTGCGCGAAGACCCGCCGGCCGTCCCCTCCGAGCCTACGATCACCGACATCAACGTGGCGAATGCCGGTAATATCGTCCGCATCAACCTGCAGGACGTGCTTATGCCGTTGCAGGAAGGTCTGATCCTTGACAAGGTAGGCCTGCCGCTGATGACCGGACTTGTCGGCGAGTATGTTTGGCCTGTTGCGTCGATGGTGGAGGCCACCATAGGCGGCGACAATATGGAGCTGACCGAGCAGAAAATATCCCTGTCGGCGCTCAAGGCCGTACCCGACACTATCGGCGTGACTTGCGGTGTCACCCGTCGTACCATCAACCAAAGCGGCGGTATCATCGAGACCATAGTCAAGAACCTGCTACCTATGGCCGTGGCAAAGGCTGTGAACAAAGCCATGTTCGGCACCACAGCAGCCACCGGCGCCACCAACCTCGTAGGTCCGTTCATCGGCAAGATCCCGACACAGATCACGAAAACCTTTGCCGACATCAACAAGCTCAAGGCAGCCGTGCTCAAGAGCGGTGTCGAGGGTGAGCATATGGCGTGGGTAATGACCAAGTCCACCAAAGCCATCCTCGAGGCCACGAGCAAAGACACCGGCAGTGGCATCATGATCTGCGAAAACGATATGATAGCCGGCATCCCCGTATTCACCACCGAGTTTATCGGGGACGACTATATCGGTATCGGCGATTTCACCTACCAACCGGTCGGACAATTCGGCGACTTCAGCTTCATTGTTGACCCCTACACCGAGGCTCGCAAGGACGTTGTGCAATTCACCTTGCACGTAGACTTCGGCACCAAGACGCTGCGCTCCGATGCCTTCGTTCTCGGCAAATTCAAAGCCTGATAAATGTTCCTCGATCTTGACATAGTAAAGCGATACAACATCATCGACGACCTCGGCGCGGAAGCTACCGCGGCCGAGGCGCCGTTGGTGACGTTGGCCATGGGGTCGGCCTGTGCCGAAGTGTGCAACATCCTGCAGCGCACCGAGGCCGACATCATCGAGGAGTACGGCGAAGTGCCGTCCGACATCGTAATGGCCGCGCTGATGCTGACTTCGTTGTATTATAACAACCGCGATGGCGAGGCGTCACAGACACCTGTGCGCGTGCGTCAGATGCTGGCACCGTACCGCCGCTATCCAAAAGACCTGCCGAGATGAAGATAGGACGCATGTATACACGGCTGCGTTGGGAGCGCCCACAGACTTCTATTACGGGGACCGGGGCGTTGCTGGCCAAATACACCACTCTCGCATATATTCGCGCCGAGCGGGCTTCTATGCGCGCCACAGAGCGCAATGAGGCAGGGGAGATGTATGCCGACATCCACGCCGAGTACTACGTGCGCTATTTGCATGACATCCGCCGAGGAGACCGCCTGACCGAGGTATCGGACGAGGACACCGACAGTGGCGCGCTGATGGAGGTGACCGCTGTCATCGCCAACCGGCGCAAAGGACTGAAAACCGTAATATGTGACCGCGTAAACTTATGAGCGACAAGGAGACCATCCAAGAGCTACAGCGCGACTTGCGCAGTCTGGCGGCACAGCTGACCGACCAACAGAAGGCGCGTGCCCTCAAGGGCGCACTGCGTGCCGGAGGGCGCATCCTGCGCAACGAGGCACGGCGCAACGTCCGTACATCGGGCGTGCACAACGCCTCGGCACTGGCCAAAAACATTCTGATGGCAGCGCCCTACGGGAAGACCAAGCTCGGTATGCGCGTCTACCTGTCCAACCGTGCGCGTAAGGCCATGCACCTCAACCGCCGAGGGCAGCTCAAGCCCGCGCTGTTCTGGCTGGAAGACGGGACGACCTCGCGCGGCAGTCGTCAGCCTATCAATGCGCTGGGGCGAGCCGAGCAAGCCAAGGCGTCCGAGGTCGAGAGCCGACTGGGCGAATTGTTTGATAAACAGATCGAAAAGCAATTGAAGAAAAATGGCTGGATATAAGACTGATAGAAGCGTGCCATTTCCGCGTACAGGGCTGTCCGTAGGCATCGCGATATACAACTTTCTGTTAGACCGCGGCCTTCCGGCTTATCCGGTAGTGGCGATGCCGAGTGCCAACGGCGTACAGCTGCAACTGCCCTATGTGGTGTATTCGTTGGCGGGCGTGACTACACGCGCAGACAAGACCCTGCCCGGACCGCGCAGCGTCACGGTAGTACTGACATGCTACGGCTCAGGATATGACGAGGCGCTGGAAGTGGCCGAGGTAGCCAACCATATGCTGTCACAGAGATTTGAGGACGCCGAATTTGAGGGGATGGTTGTCCGCGGCATTCAATTAGAAAACGCATCGGACGGATACGACGGCGATGCGTACTACTTTGCATTAACGTACAGAATATTAACAAATTAACACATAAATAATTATGTCAACAAAAACAGGATATGTAAATGGTAGCGACATGCTGCTGATAATAGGCGAAAAGGCTATAGGCCACTGCACGACACACAACGTGAGCATTTCCGCCGAGACCAAAGACCGTGCTGTCAAGCCGCCAAAGGCCGATGCGCTAACCACCGCGCTATTCAAAGAAAAAGGTATTACCGGGCTGTCCGTGTCTATTTCGTGCGAGGGGCTGCACTACTATGGCGAGGAGGAGAACGGCTTGGCCGCACTGATGGCGTTGGCCGCTGCCGCAACGCCCGTGACGGTAAAATGCTTCGAGCGTGCCAATGATACCAAGCCCTATCTGTCGGGTAGCTTCGTCATTACCAAGTGCGACCACACCATGCCCGCCAATGATGATGTGACCTACAGCCTCGACCTTGAGAACACCGGCGCGGTGGCCTTTGACGGCACAGGTCTTACAACTAACGCGGCGGGGTAAGCAATGGAGACAATCATTAAGATAGACGGGGTCGAGTACCCCGTGCGTCAGACCATGGCCGCGCTTGTGGACTTCCGCGAGGCCACGGGCAAGGAGGCCTACGAGATTACGGGGCTGTCGGATGCGTGCCGTATGCTGTACTACCAAGTACGCGCCACGGCCGAGGCTGACGGACGCGCCTTTGATATGGACTTCCGCACATTTGCCCTGCGCGTGACGCCCGAGGACATACAGCGCTGGGGCGAGGCCGTCAATGCCGAGAATGCCAAAGGGTCAAAAAAAAAGACGACGGTGAAAAAATAGACATCTTGCGTTTGCAAGCATACGCTTTGACCGCCCTCGGGATGCCGCTCGACACGTTCAGGCGGCTAAGCCCGAGGGCGTTCGAGCTTTGTATGGAGGAGGATGCGAAGCGCCGACACTCGGAGGATTTGGCGCGCTGGAATAGATTGCGCACAGCGTGTGCGATACTGATACAGCCGCACACTTCCAAGCGCGTAACGCCGAAGATGCTTATACCGCTGGAGGAGATAGACGCCCCGGAGCGCACCGCACCCAAGCGCGAGTACACGCCGTCGACACGCGAGCGAGTGGAGGAGCTGATGAGTAGATAGGAATAAAGACGAAAAAGGATATGCGTATAAGCAATTTGGAGAGAGCGACAATGCGTTTTTCGCGCCACCGGCACAGCTACGGTATCGTGGTATACGCCGAGTTTGAAGACACGTACGGAGTGAGCCGTTGGCATCCGGTGCGGAATTTCGGCGACAATCAAAGCGAAGCATACTACTTTATGCGGTATGCTTACGAGTTGAAAGAGTCGCGATTAAGGATGCTCGTAGAAAGCTACGACCCTGAAGTGGTAGTCGTCAACGGTGACCGCAAATTCGGCGAGTTCAAAAAAATCAGGCGAAAGGAGGTGCCGTAATTCACCACGGGAGTCTGCAAGAGCGGCCTTTTGTCATAGTATGGATAAGCCAAAAAAACGCTACAACACCTAAGAAGGCCAAGGGGTTATGCCACAAGAGCCACCACAATTTGCAGATTAAGTCCCAAATAGGATATATGAAAATATCTGCAAAGGTAACGTCCAATAATACGGTATGAAAGAGTGGCAACATATTGTTTACGGATAATTGTTTGTTGACGCAAATATAAGCAAACTGACGCATAACGAAGCATCACCAATTAAAAATAAGACATATTGACCAATAATAAGTAAAAATGGCAAAAAATATAACGATAAACTTTAAGACTATATACGACGATAAGGGCATTAGGTCGGCCACTATGTCGCTGTCCGATCTTGACAAAGTCGTAAAAAACGTACAAAGCTCCGTCGATAAAGCGGGCGCAAATATGGCGGCGTCATGGTCTGTTATGGCCGAAGGCTTCGGGCGAGTGAATGATATGATACAAAAGCTGGCTGCTTCATATGCCAATGCCGAACTGAACGCTACGCGCCTGGAGGTCATTATGCGTCAGCGTATGAAGTCCACGGACGAGGAAATTGCATCGATAAAGCGGCTGACGAGCGCACAGGCCGACCTCGGTATTATTTCGGCGGGGGTGCAGCGTGCAGGGGCGCAACAGTTGGCCACGTTCCTGTATCAAAAATCATCGCTTGAGGTGCTTATCCCGGCGATGAATAACCTTGTGGCGCAGCAGCGAGGTTTTAACGCTGAAGCCGGGGACGCCGTCAATGTAGCTAACCTTATGGGCAAGGCAATGATGGGCATGACCTCGGCACTGCGGCGCGTGGGTATCACGTTCACCGAAGCGCAGGAAGCGGCCATCAAGAACGGCAACGAGCAGGAGCGCGCGGCGATGTTGGCGCAGATTATCACCGACAATGTCGGCGAGATGAACGCGGCACTGGCCAAGACTGACGCCGGTAAGCAGAAGCAGTTGGCAAACTCGATGGGCGCGCTCAAAGCGAAGATAGGGTCTTTTGTATCGTCTATAGCACCGGCAATGAGTGTCGGGGCGGCAGTGTTTAATATAGCGGCGGGCTGGAAGGCGATGGCCGCGGCGGTCAAGACTGCGGCAATGGGTTACTGGGGCTTAACGACCAAGCTATACACGGCCACAACGGCGATGCTGGCAAACTCGCGTGCGGCTAAGGTGTGCGCCGCCTTTATGTCTAAGGCCGGCATTAGCGCCCGTGCCTTTGGTGTAGCCATCCGCGGTATTATGGCGGCGTCCGGTGTGGGGCTGGTGCTATGGGGTATTTCCGCGGCATTCTCGGCGCTGACGGGCAAGGCTGACGAAGCGGCCGAGAAGCAGCGCGAGGCCGCGGAGGAAGCGGCGCGAGTGCGCAAAGAGTACGAGCAATGGAAGCGGTCGCTGACGGATGTCGGGCAGGCCACGGGCGAGTATGCAGCCAAGGAGCTGTCCGCCGTCGAGCAGCTGTACAAAAAGGCCACCGACCTTGCAGGCACGTACAAAGAGCGTCACGCCGCCGCCCGGCAGCTCATCAACGATTACCCTACATATCTGGGGCAATTGTCCGAGGAGGCCATCATGACGGGTAAGGCCGCGGCGCAGTATAAAAAGTTATGTGATAATATCCTGCAAGCCGCGGAAGCACGAGCAATCCAAAAAAAACTCGAGGATAACTATGCCGAGATAATCGACAAAGAGTTGAAGGGAAAGGATTATGAATGGACGGACACACCCGAATGGCAGGCCGCTTATAAAAAGAGATTAGAAGAGGCTCAGATCGCTGCGGATCGACGCGAGCGCGAGATGCGCGAATATAATAAAGACAGAAGCGATTACGCGATGCCATACTCGAACACTGACATCAAGGAGGGGAGAAAAAGGGCTTACGCGCAATACTTGAAAGAGCACCCGACTATCACGATAAACGGGCAGACAGCGTCACTGGACCAAATACGCGCGAATAAGAATTTCAGATTAAACCTACAGCGAGATGTAGCAGATTTAGACAAGGCGAACAAGTATCTGACCGATCGTTTATCCAACATCAAGGTAGACCCGGTTATCGAGCGCGGCGCAGGCGGCTATACGCCGACCAATACCACGCCGACCAAGCCCGAGAAGCCGTACACGCTGCCGGAGAATTTGGCCGAGATTAAGAGTTACGAGGAGTTGAGTAAGGCCGTGCAGTACTACAACAAGGTCAAGGATGCCGCCACCACGGACGCCGACCGACTGAAAGCACAGCAGAGTATCGACACCCTCGAAGATATGCGCAAGGCGTGGGATGCGGCCTCATCCACGGCCAAGGCCTACGAGCCGCCCAAGGACATTGCCGACATCCGCAGTATCGATCAGGCCAACGAGGCACTGACGCACTACCGCAATGCCTATGATGCCGCCACCGACGATGCAGAGCGTCAGCGACTGCAAGGCATTATCGACAAGATCGAGGCGCTGAAAAAGTCATGGACCGGCACGACCGAGACCGTCAAGGCCGACACACCGCGTTGGCGCAGTACGCTCGATGAGATACGCGCCAACCTCGACAGGATATACGCGCTACCGCCTAAACTGTGGAAGGTAGAGGTGAAGGGTATGGGCTTCGAGGGTATTACGAAGCAGATAAGGGAACTGGAGAAAATGAAGTATATGCCCGGTGTCAGCGCTGCCGACATCAAAGGTATAGACGAGACCATAGCCCGACTGCAACAGATGCGTGCGGCCTCGCTGTCGGGTATGGAGACGTTCAGCGGAATGTGGGATGCCACCAAGGGACTGCAAGGCGGTATCCGGTCGATGACCAAGGTCACGGACGAGAACGCCACCGCATGGGAAAAGGTCAGCGCCGTAGTCGATGGTGCGATGCAGATGTATCAGGCAGTTGCGCAGATAATACAGATAGTCGATGCCGTCATCACCGCATCGAGCGCTACAAAAAAGTCCACCTCGGCGGCGAATGTAGCGTCATCCAACGCCGAGACTAACGCCGACATCACCGCCGCAGCAGCCAAGCTGTTCAAGGCGCACGCGTGGATACCATGGGTCGGCGTCGGGCTGGGCGTTGCAGCCGTTGCTACGATGCTGGCCACGATGTTCAGCCTACCGAAGTACGCCCAAGGCGGTATCGCCTACGGCCCAACGGTTGGTATGTTCGGCGAGTACGCCAACGCGTCAACCAATCCCGAAGTGGTAGCACCGCTCGACCGCCTGCGCACACTCATACAACCGCAGGGCAACCTCGGAGGCGAAGTCGAGTTCCGCATAGAAGGGCGCACGTTGCGCGGCATCCTCAACAAAGTAGATAACCACAATAGCCGAATATAGAATGGCACAGAATACATATACGGGCGAGTTTCTCGGCATACACGGGACGCGCTGGAAGATAGAGATTATCGGCGAGGGCGTGCCTGCCGAGGGTGGCACACTGACCTTTGCGGCCGACCCTGCCGCCGAGCTCGAATGGAAGGAGACCGAGCCGATAGAGCCGGTATGCGGTGCGGCGCTGACGCTCCACCTCATAAGCGAGAGCGACAGACAATTCCTGCCGCTGTACACCACTAAGGTAGGCGCGGTGCGCTGCAACGTCTACCGCAACGGTGTCCGCTACTGGACAGGCATACTCGACACCGAGCAGTACGAGGAGCCGTACAGCACGCTGAGCGGATATGAAGTATCGCTGACTTTCAGTGACTTTGCAGCGCTTGACCGCGTAAAGTGGAATGCACCGACCGGCTACTTATCCCTGCAAAAAATCATAGATACGTGCATCGATCGTCTGCACCTGCGTTTCGACCAATCCAAGCAATGCGTTATGCATATCTCGACGATGTACGGAGGCAGGCCTATAGACCTGACAGCGCTGAGCGTTGATTGCGCCAATTTCTATGATGAGGACGGTGAGCCGCAGACGTGCCTTGAAGTTCTCAAGGCGGTCTTACAGCCGTTCGCGATGCGCATAATACAGCGTGGTGGGGGCATCCATATATACGACTACAGTCAGATGCTGAACGAGTACTCTGTCGACATCCTCGAAGGCAATGTCAATGTATACTGGGATGCCGACGACCAGACACTGGGCATGGGCAAGGTATACAATAAGGTCACGGTGACGCTGTCGCAGTATGTCGAGACCAATCTGTTAGACGGGACCATCGACACCGATATACTACCCGGCGATAGCGGCGGTATACTGTACATGACGGGCAACGATAAGCGCGGTGCCGACAATACGAAGAAGAGTTTTTTGGACGGCTTCAAGTTGTACATCGGCACGGACGGGACGCAAGCCGGACAGCCGAACACCCTAGGCATCACAGATGGCGCCGTGGCCAAGCTGCCAATAAAGCTCATAGAGCCTTCATGCCGATGGATGCGCATTAAGAGTATCTATAGCGGTAGCGACTGCAAGGGCATACTGGCCGGAGCGCGGTCCAATACGGACGCTTCGAACAGCAATTATATGTCCGACCTATGGGATGGTATGTCGTTCCAACAATGGGATGCCACGGCCAAGCAGCCGCATACGTTGTTCACTGTGACAGGGGGGCGCATAGATGCACAGACACAGCCTCAGAACGCACTCAAACTGACGCTGGATGTCATGTTCGACGTGCGGTACAACCCCTTCGAGGGGGCTGCGCTCGAAAACGAGGAAGGCAACTGGGGACGGTTCGAGCGCTGGCTCAACTTCGCATATATACCTGTGAAGCTCGAGCTGCTGAACGACAGTGGCGCGGTCGTCGCGCATTACATGGAGACTGTCGGTGCCGAGGACTACAAGCCATCCGGCTCGGGCTGGCAGCCAGGGGCTGCGGCATGGGGCGATTTTCGTCTGAGCTACTACGACTGGACCGACCGCAAGAGCAAGACCGGCATGGGTGGATGGGCTACCAATAAGACCACCATCGGGTGCTACAAAAAAGACCTGCCCGCCAACTACCAGAAGCGCGGAGACGGTGTGCTTGTAAAGTGGCCGGACGCATATTCGGGCACACTGCGCCTGACTGTCGGGGGTGGCGTGTTCGCCAATACAGACACTGTCCCGGAGACAGGCAGACAGAACGGTGACAACCGCGGATGTATAGCTCGCTGGCTGGCCTACAAAGACCCGAGGATAGTCGCAGTGCAACTCAACGGAAAAGAACTCGGCGATGATGTCACCGGCGACATCGTCACCGCCGCATGGCTCGATAAAAATGCCGCTGACGACACCTCGATAGACCTGACCGTCGGCAGTGCCGCCAAGAGCGTACTGGCGCGCGGAGGCCTGCGCGGCGCGTCGTCAGGCATTTTCACTCGCAACGGCCACAGCGGTACACTTCAAGAATTGCTGTGCGGCACCGTATTTTCGCAGCACGCAACGCCATCGCTGGTGCTGACTGGGCAGTCAAGGCTGCTGCCGTTTTTCGGTGTGCTGACAGACGCCAATAGCCCTGGGCGCGCCTTCATGCCGATGTCGGAGGTGCAGGATCTGCGAGCCGACACTTCGGACGTCAGACTTGTGGAGGTGCAGCCCGAAGACTATACTTTTATCGAATACACAGACCCCGAATAATATATACATATGGCAAAAAAGACCTATACAGTTAAGACTTTTACGCAGACCGCACAGCCGCGTGCAGCACGTCTGCGCGGTGTCACGGCGGCAGTAGGCCGTTCATCAGCCGTCGTCAGCGGCTCGGGCGCCGACCACAGCCACCCCAATCAGAGATTTCTCGAGACTTTAGGGGATGATATTGCGGCCACAGAGGACGGCGGCGCCGCCACACGGCGTATCAACCTCAGCGCCGACGGCTCCGCCTATATCGAGTACAACCCCGACACCGGCTGTTTGATGTGTAACGTCCCGATGGCATCGCGCGGAGACGTTGCAGCGTTCAACGGGGGCGAAGTCCCCGGCGGAGGCTCGAGCGGCGGCGGCAGCGACTACAACCGTCTGGACGCATGGTCTGACTACGACCCCACCAAAGCCGGGTACGTGCTGTCCGCGCTGCTTGGCATCGACCTGAACACGCGCACGAAAGCCAACGCCGAAGCCATTGCATCACTTACAGGTTCTATCGCAGCGCTGGCATCCACAGCATGGGTAAAGACGGAGCTGTCCAACTACCTCAAGAAGATGCCGGAGTTGGCAGAGGCCGACAGCGTGACGTATGGGCTGACGCTCGGCGCGCTCGATGGAACATTCCCTATACAAGCCATCGACCTAACCACGCACCCGGTGCCGCTGGCCACCAAAGCAGACCACGCCACCAATGCCGGCCACGCCACTACAGCCGCCAACGCCGACCACGCCACGGCCGCCGACAGCGCAACATCCGCCAACAAGGCTACGGCGTTGGCTTCAAAAAGAAAAATCTATGGCCAAGACTTCGATGGCAGCGGTAATGTCGATGGCAGCCTCACCCTCACAGGCGCGAACAACGGAGCAGGCTTGTGGGGGACGTCCGTCGACCTACAAGTGGTCAGCACGACTTCGGCCGGAACGCTATACAAGGCCGGGACTAAGGCGTGGGGACAATCCACTTTCAAGGACGGCAATACTTACTGGTGGGTCGAGGACGGCGATACCAAGACGCATGTAGCGAGCTACACAGCCGGAACGAACCTGCTGATGCTGAAGGCGCAGGCGCGTTTTAATGAGGGCCTAATCCTAAATGAGGGCAAAAAAATTTATCTTACCCACAACAAAAACGTATGGCTACGCTACGATGCTGCACGCGGTGTCATCGTCGCAAACAAACCAATAGTAACCGCCGGAGACGTAACTGCCTTCGACACACAAGCCGAATAAGATATGATTACGATTACACAAGTAGCCACTTTGTTAGGCGAAAACACGCGCAGTCTCAAGGCGCTATGCACATCCTCGAAAATCAATAAATGGAGTGTGCGCAAACCTATAGCGCATTCCAAAATCGCCGATCTGACCGATGCCGAAGTGCTCGCCGCCGATGCCGGCATGGTGTTCGGTAACGTTGCGCTGACACCGTACTACTCCGCCGAGAGTCTTCTTGCCGTTCTAAAAAAAGGAACGAAATGGACCTACACGCCGCCGACCGGGGCATATCCTAATCAGCCTTGGCGACTGGGCGACTTTCGCGGATATGTCCACCGCGCCGGCGCATGGACGAATGCGCAACTTGAAGGTGACATCACCTTTGATGACCTCAGCCGCAGCGTGCGTTTCACTTTCGGCGCGTTCGACACCATACAGGGAGACGACACCACCGGCGCATTGTCGTGGCGTCAATGCGCGACATGGCGCGACTGCTATCCCTGCGTGTGCATATTCGACAATACAGGCGCCCTGTATGCGTACGTCACCGCAGATAAGACCATAAGCGCCGCCGCGTCAGATCTGACACTTACCTTCGGTACAGGTGGCATAGCGCTCACAAAGAACAAGAAATACACCTATCTGAAATGTGCCTGCACAATCAAGCACACTTCTGCGACAGCTATACCCGAGGGTACACCGACCTTCGCCGCGATACCCTGCCAAGGCGATACCTACGGACAGCTGGTATATGCCGAGGCTGTCATTTCGCTCACGGCCACCATTACCGGGCTGGCCACCGGCACGGCCGTACCCACCACATGGGCAAGTCCGACGAAGTACACAGGCATTGTCGAGGTAGGCACCGTGCCTACCCGATATGCGCTGGCAGCCGGGACACTTTGGCTGCGCGTGGTGCTGGATAGTACGCAGTCCAATACCGACTATATTATCAACGCGCTCACGGCCATAGCCTCGGCCACGCTGGGAGGCGCATATGACGCCCCGGGAGCAGCCACGCTCTACTCCGTGGCTGCGGATGGCACGCTGACGCCTAAACCATCCGCCGGCATCACTATCCCGGCAGGGAGCCGCAAGACAATCGCGCTGTCGCTCGGCTACCTCATGGGCACCACTCCTGACGGATCGGTCGGCCCTGTCACCGACACATCCGCTACGTGCGCCGCCGCCTTCCGCCTACGCTTCGGAGACGGCTCCACACTCACGGCCAAGCCCGTGGACATCCGCTTTAAGGTCCAATGACAACACCAAAAACCCAAAATATTATGACACAAACCATTCTTACCACATCGTACCGCATCGTGCGCACTATCGGACAATACACCGTCACAGCCGATGCTACCTATGACGCTATCGGCGCACTGATAGTGCTGGCAGGTGGCACCGTCTCCACTGCCGACTGCGATATGCCCTTGGCCACCTTCGATGGCTTCGGCGCATCGCTATCAATTTACTACAACACCACCACCGACCGAGCTGCCATCCTCGGCACCATCGAAGTATTTACTAACGCAATACAACAGACGAAACCATGACCGTTACACATATTCTTCGTTGGGCCTTTTCCGGTATAGGCGCAGCACTCGCTATCCTCGAACCGACACTTCCGTATCTGCTCATTTGCACACTCGCGATTTTTGCCGATTGTTACACGGCGTGGAGCCTGAGCCGTCGTGCCGCAAAGGCGCATCCGGATAAGGTGACAAAGGATGGCCACAAATTCCAGAGCCACCACTTCGGCCATGTGCTGCTGACCTTGCTCAAGAGCTACGCGCTGATTATCATGGCGTATCTTATTTCGCGCCATATCACCGACGGCATCCCCATCGACTTGACCAAGGTAGCCGCCGGCGCTATATGCTTCTGGCAGATTTGGTCAATCCTCGAAAATGAGAGCTCGTGCAACGGCGCCCGTTGGGCAAAGGTCGCACAGAAAATACTCGTGGACAAGACAAGCCGACACTTCGACATTGACCTTGGCGACTTAAATACTGATAATCAAAACGATACCACAAAATGAAATATTTCACCATCCAAGAGCTCACGCGCAGCGACACCGCTGCACGGCTACATATCGACAACACCCCTGACAGAGACCAAATACGTTGTCTCGAACTGCTGGTCAACAACATACTCGACCCCCTGCGCGCCCGATACGGACGGCCTATCTACGTCACAAGTGGCTACCGTTGTCGCCGCCTCAATGACGCCGTAGGCGGTGCATACAACAGCCAGCACATGCTCGGCCAAGCCGCCGACATTACCGTAGGGAGCCCCGAAGACAACCGCCAACTCTACAGCCTTATCCGCACAATGCGCCTGCCCTTCGACCAGCTCATCAACGAGCAAGGGATGAAGTGGATACATGTATCATACGGACCGCGACATCGCCGTCAGGCGTTCGCCATCAAGCGCTGATGATTATGCGACCGAAACATATCCTATTATGCGTGTGCGCGTGCGTCTGTGCGTGCGCGTGCACGCGTACGGTATATCTGCCCACCGAGACCGTGCGCACCGAATATCGCGCCGATACGCGCGTCATACGCGACACCCTGCGCACGTCTGACACTGTCACCATCGACCGCGCCGCCGACACCATCCGCATCGACCGCACACACTGGCGCACGCGCACCATCCATGCCACCGACACCGTCATCCGCGCCACCACCGACACCCTGCGCGTCAGCGTCTCCGTACCGCGAGAACTGACAGCCGCACAGCGTCGTTGGATAGGCCTCGGCAAAATCGCCGCCGCATTACTCGCAGCCGCCGCAGCCATCGCAGCCGTCTGGCTCTACCGCCGCATTCGCCGCAGAAGTTAAATAACGTTAAAGCGAGAAAAATAATCGCTGTAATATATTGCGGCAATAAAAATAATGCGTACCTTTGCATCGTAAACAATAACCAATAGAGCCGGGGCGCCACCGGTGAAAAAACGGCAAAAAAATTATGAAAACTGCATACGTTATCGACATTGAAGCTACCGCCTACGACAACCAGTACTTCGAAATCAATTCCCCGGCCGAAGTCTACGAGACCGAAGCCGAGGCGCTGGCTGCACTTGAGGCTTACGACATCAACAACTGCTGCGACTGCATCGTTA